CAAGCATATGCCACTTATCTCTTCTGGTGGAGTTCGTCAAACTCCCTGGTCAGAAGGAATGAATGTTCGTCACTTAGAGCCACTAGGCTTTATTAAGTTTGACTTGCTTGGTCTTTCTACGCTGGCTATGATGGAGAATGCTATTAAAGCAATCTTAAAGCGCCATCACAATGTAGAGAACCCAACATTCAAAGATATTAAAAAATATTACGACAAGACACTTCACCCTGACGTTATTGACTTTGATGACCAGAAGGTGTACAAGAATGTATTCCACAAAGGCAAGTTTGTAGGCACATTCCAGTTTACACAAGCAGGCGTCCAAAACTTCTGCAAACGAGCCAAGCCTACTTGTCTTGATGACCTTTCGGCTATTACATCTATCTATCGTCCTGGTCCTCTCAGCGCCAAAGTAGATAGGCTGTATACCAAAGCCAAGAACAACAAAGATAGTGTAAATTATCTTCACCCTCTTATCGAAGAAGAGACGAGAGAGACATTCGGCTTTGTTCTCTATCAGGAGCAGATTGCTACAATCACTCACAAGATTGGTAAAAACATTACGCTTGACGAAGGAAACATTATTCGTAAGCTCTTAACCAAGCGAGGAACAGGTAAAGAAAAACAACTTAAAAAGTTCCACGACAGGTTTATCCAAGGAGCTTTGGAAAAGAAGATTGATAAAACTACAGCACAGGAGATCTGGCAGACCCTAGAAAACTTCGCTAAGTATGGGTTCAACAAAGCTCACTCAACTTCTTATGCTGCTATTTCTTATCAGTGTGCTTGGCTCTACACTTACTATCCTTCCGAGTGGATGGCTGCATTCTTGGACAAAGAACCAGAAGTTCGCAAAGAGAAAGCGATTAATATCGCCAAGTCTTTTGGTTTTAACATCCGAGGTCTGAATGTAAATCTTTCAGGAATTGAATGGGAGATTGACCCTGACGATGATAAAACCCTTATCCAGCCGCTCAACTCTGTCAAGGGACTAGGGGACAAAGCTATTGAGCAGATCCTCAATCATCGACCTTTTAGTTCGGTTGAAGACCTAATCTTCAGCGAAGAGATTGTTTATTCTAAACTTAACAAAAAGGCTCTAAATGTTTTAGCATTGAGTGGAGCTTTGGATTGCCTTAAAGACGACAGGTTTAAAGGAATGAAACACTTCTGGTCTTCTGTTGTCGTTGACAGACCAAAGAATAAGAAGAAGTTAGATGAAAATATTCAAGCATATCAAGAAGAAGCTGAATTTTCGATTGATGAAAAGATTGCTAATCTTTCTGATCTTACCGGCATCTTTCCTCTTGATCTTGTTATTAATGATTCTCTACACCAGCGTTTTCGTGACCGCGCTATTCCCCCTCTAGGAGACGAGGATAATCGCTTCTCTTATCAAGTAAACGATGGCTATATTACTTGGTGTATCCCGCGAGAAGTAATTAAAAAGAAAACCAGAAATAAAAAGGATTTTTGGATAGTTAGAGTAACGGACGAAACATGCGTTGACAGTAAAATTAAATGCTGGGGCGTAAACTCAGATAAAGACAATCTTTACTTGAATCGTCCTTATATTGTAAAAGTAAACTTTAGCGACCAGTGGGGGTTCTCTACCAAGAGAGGCACTTCTAACTGGAAATTGATGGGATAATAATGAGCGACTTCGAGATTATAGGAATATTCTTTGGATTTTTGACAGGGCTAGTATTAGCCCCTGGTATTATCCTTAAGATTAAAGAATATTTGGACAGAAAATGAAATGGGAAACCAAAGATAAGCTAAGAAAAGGAGGATTTGTTCTTTTTCTTATATTATGGGGGCTAGCGATCGGCTATTTCTTTACAAACTGTCAAGATACACCTATAATAATGTTCTAGGAGAACCATGAAATCACCTTTAAGATATCCAGGCGGCAAATCAAGAGGCGCTAAATACATCACAACCTTTGTTCCAAACGACGCAGAAGAGTTCTGCTCTCCTTTTATCGGAGGAGGTTCAGTAGAGTTGATGATTGCAGCCAGAGGCACAAAGGTTTATGGTTATGACATATTCCAGCCTTTGACTTGCTTCTGGAAACATCTTCTTAAGTCCCCTATGGCTCTTGCCACACTCTCTGATACATATCGCACTCCGCTTGATGGAAACAGAGGTCTCACAAGGCAAGACTTTCTGCGATTTAAGAAAGATCTCTGTGAAGAACCTGCGACTACTTTGACACACGCAGCAAAATTCTATGCGCTCAACCGCAGTTCATTCTCAGGCGCTACACTTTCAGGCGGCTACTCAAAGCAAGCAGCTTATAAACGCTTCACAACTAGCTCTATTGAGCGTGTAAGGAAGTTTCAAGAGCCTAACCTAGAGGTGGATTGCCTAGACTTTAAAGAGTCCATCCTTAAGCATCCTGATGCCTTTTTGTATTGTGACCCTCCCTACATGTTAGAGAAGAACAATAATCTTTATGGAAAGAATGGCGATACTCACTCAGGCTTTGACCACGAAGGACTATTTAATCTATTGAATAAAAGAAAAGGATGGTTATTATCTTATAATAATACTCCTGAAATCAGAGAGATGTATAAGGATTACGAAATCTTTGATGCACACTGGGCTTATGGTATGAAAAATGTTTTAACAAAAACAATGGGTTCCAGTTCTGAAATACTAATTATAGGGCAATGAACATGAACAAAGATCTTAGAAAGCTTGTAGTATCTGTAGTGAAAGAGGAAGTAGAAAACTTTAAGGTTCCTCCTGAGATGAAAAAGAGCCTAGATGGTCCTATGCCCAGCCCGCAAGATAGTGAAGAAAGAAATCTTCAGAAAGCGATTAGGGCTATTGAAGCAGAGGGGTACGATTACGAGATTCGCGGAAAAAACACCATTATTATTAGGGATGATGATAGAATAGAGACTCTTGAGAAAATGAAATCTATGCTCATTCCGCAAGGTTTCAGGCACAACCCAATTGGAGGCGGCAGCAGCATTGGACGCCTGGAGGTTAAAGATAAAACCCTTGGAAACGTTTATATCCTAATTAAGCCAAAATCACGCAGAGCAGCAGCTACGGCTGGTATGGATTTCGAAGATAAGATGGCGCAACTTATAAATGACAAATATGCAACGATGGGAGTAAAAGCATCAACAGCCGGGTTTGGACCCGGATCAGACCTCACTATAAAGACTCCCACAAAAACGATTACCGCAGAACTTAAGACAGCTTTGTCTGCCGATTTCGGTCAGTTTAGAGCACAATATAATCAAGAATCTGAATCATGGGAGCCTAGAAGAACATCTGGATTTGTGAAGAATGAGAGTATATTCGCTCCTTTGTTTGAGCAGTATTTGAGAAATTGGCTTAATGTAAACGCAACGTTCCGCAATCCCGCAGACTCTAGACTAAGAAAAGACGGGGTTAAAATAACAGGTCTTGCCCGTTCAGAGGGCACTGGCGAACTAAAAAGACAACTTCAGAACGATTGGTTTAGTGGCAAGACAGATTACAAAGTCCCTTTTCCATTCCAAATGATTGCCTCTTATTATGCTGATAAAGGCGATGAGTATATACAAATCAACGGTCGAGGATTGTACGCGCTTACACCCGAAGCTTCAAAAAAGCTAGGTGTTCCTATGTTTAAGGATCTTGGCTTGATATCTTACTTAAGATTTAGATTTAAACCAAGCCAGGGAGTTAATAGCGCTACTTCTTTTACTGTAGCGGTAAAACTTAAAGGAAGGTATAAAGATTCTAATTTAAGCCTAACAAACGCTGAAGATTTGGATATAATAATAAACAAACTTCTATAGGTGGTATATGAAAAATTTATGTCGTGCGGATTTAATCCGCGAAGCTTTATTGCGTGGCGAGAACAGCGCTACCCTAACTAACGATGGTGCGCTGGTGGTCAACACTACCCCCCACACTGGGCGCTCACCAGAAGCAAAGTTTATTGTCGAGGACGATATAACAAAAGACTTGGTAGATTGGAAAAACAACCAAAAAATGACCAAGCAAAATTTTGAGATCTTTAAAAAAGAATATAAAATCCCTAATGATCTCTTTGTTCAAGAAGTATGTGCAGGAGCAGACCCATCGCACCGTTTAAAGGTTCGCGTTCACACAAAGAACGCTTGGCACTCGGTCTTTGCACGGAACATGTTCTTTCTTCCTACAGAAGAGGAACTCCAAGGTTTCGAACCAGACTTTAATCTTTACTACATTCCCGGAAACACAACAGACCCACGAGTCATTATCTCTATGGAAGACAAGGAAATATATATCTCGGGAACTTCTTACGCTGGAGAGATGAAGAAAAGCGTCTTTTCGGTGCTTAACTTCTTATTACCCCAAAAGGGTATACTGCCCATGCATTGCTCCGTAAATGTCACCAGAACTTCCATGAGTTCTACCGTGTTCTTTGGATTATCAGGGACCGGTAAGACAACCCTTTCTGCCGACATAGACAACTGGCTTGTGGGAGACGACGAACACGGCTGGTCTGATGAAGGAGTTTTTAATTTTGAGGGCGGCTGTTATGCGAAAACAATCAACTTATCCAAAGAAGACGAACCCCTCATTCATCGCGCCTGCCACAAATTTGGGACTGTGCTTGAAAATGTAGTTACAAAAGACGGCACACCTGACTTTGAGGATTCTTCTATTGCTCAAAACAGCCGCGCTTCTTATCCGCTAGAGTTTGTAAAGAACACTTGGATGAACGCTAAAAGTGACCATCCTAAGAATGTTATTATGCTTACTTGTGATGCGTATGGTATTTTACCTCCCGTCGCTCGCCTTAACACTCTAAATGCTGTAGAGCAATTCCTTTTAGGATATACAGCTAAGGTAGCAGGAACTGAGAAAGGAGTTAAAGAGCCTGAAGCGACCTTCTCGCACTGTTTTGGAGCACCCTTCATGCCCTTGAAGCCAAGGGTATATGCAAACCTCCTCAAAGAAAAAGTAAAAAAACACGATGTAACCTGCTGGCTTGTAAATACAGGTTGGACAGGAGGTCCTTACGGAGAAGGTGAAAGAATGCCTATTGCCTTAACCAGAAGGATTGTTCAATCTATTCAGAATGGATGGATGAAGGAATATAACTTTGAGAAGCATATTTATACTGATTTAGATATACCAACGGACTGCAAGTGGATTCCCGAGGAGATATTAAAACCAGAAATGGGATGGAAAGATAAGAAAAAATATGTTGCGGAAGCTAATAAGTTAATGAGTATGTTTATTAAACGTCTAAAAGACGGGATGTTTTAAAGAGGTGAATATGTTTGAAAGTTGGAGATTTAGTAAAGTGGTGTGAAGAGATAGAAGGTAGAGTCTACTACGGCATGATTGTGTGCGATGATGTCTATGAGAAATACCAGAACACTTTTTTGATTGAAATACTCCACGAAGCAGATATTCACGAATTGGTTGAGATATATTGGTTTGAAGACAAGTTCAGCGAACTTATTTGGAAAAGATATATTGATGTAGTTTCGGACTTTAACCCTTGAAAAGCTAAAAAAAGCGATTATAATATACAAATGGGAAACAGTTTTAGTAGACAAGTAAAACGTAATAAACTCAAAAAAGCCAAGAAAGCCATGAAGAAAGACATCGCAACAAAGATGTCGCTTTTTGGTCACCTTGGCGATGAGTGTATGGTTTGTTCTAAGCCTTTCGACAAGAAAGACAAAAAACAAGTAATGTCTTGGTCTGTTGTTGTAAAGGAAAAAGAAAACCAAGTAAATTTATATTGCCCCGATTGCTGGAATAAAGCAAGGGCTATTGTTGATGATTTCAAAAAACGAGTGGAGGAAAGAAATGATCGTTGAATATGCTAGATTAAGAGAGGACGTCTTGCCGCCTACAAGAGGCAATCCAAGCGATGCAGGGCTTGATGTCTATTTTAACCCAGAAGATGGAAACAGCGTCTCCCTGACTCCTGGTCAAAGCGCTAGGTTCCAAACAGGCTTGCGCTTTGGTGTTCCGCACGGATACATGTTGCAGGTAATGAATAGATCTTCTGTAGCAGCCAAGAAAAACTTGATTGTGGGAGCACATGTTGTTGATTCTGGTTATGATGGAGAGGTTTTTATTGACATGCACAATATAGGAACCACAACACAAACTATTGGACCGCATGTTAAAATTGCTCAAGTGGTCCTTGTCCCAGTTATTCCTTTCCGAGCGCTTGAGACGAAATCAGGAGACCTGTACAACTGGTATCCAATCACAATCTCTGAGCGAGGAGAAGGAGCCCTTGGGAGCACAGGCGAATGAGTAACTTAGTACCACCAGGATCTTATACACTAGCCGGTCATGACATGGGCTTTGGAGATATAAATGAAGAAAAAGTCAACCACCCGCCACACTATAACGCTGGCAAAATCGAAGCGATCGATGCGATTGAAGATTGGGACCTTGGTTTTCACGACGGAAATGCGCTTAAATATATTGCGAGACATAAACATAAACAAAACCCTTGCGAGGATATTGAAAAGGCTATCTGGTATCTCCAAAGACACCTCGAAAACTTAAGGAAAGAGAATGATTAGTGTCATGAAACCTGCAAGCTGGGCACGAGAGAATATAATGAAAGAAGCAGTATCCTTTGATGATGTACTACTAGTCCCTCAGTATAGCGATATTGAAAGTCGCTCTGAGGTGAATATTAATAGTGACCTAGACGACAACATCACGCTTCATCTACCAGTCATTTCCAGCCCTATGGATACTATTACCGAAGGTGCGATGGCTAAAGAGATGAGCAAAGCAGGTGGTTTAGGAATTATCCACCGCTACAACTCAATCCAGGAGCAGTGCAAGATGATAACTGAAGCTGTCGAAGATTTGGTTGATCATCCTGCCGCAGCCATTGGAGTGACAGGAGATTATCTTGATCGAGCAGAGGCTTTGGTTATGAGTGGTGCAAAGATTCTTTGCGTCGATGTTGCCCACGGTCATCATGCTATGATGAAGAATGCGCTCACAATGTTAAAGAAAACATTTAGCAATACAGTTCACATCATGGCAGGGAATGTAGGCACGCTAGAAGGTCTTAACGCTTTAGCCGAGTGGGGTGCTGATTCTGTCCGATGTGGAATTGGAGGAGGCTCTATCTGCTCTACTCGACTTGTATCAGGGCATGGAGTGCCTACCTTGCAGAATATTATTGACTGCGCGAGAACTCACCACGATGTAAAGATTATTGCTGACGGCGGTATTAAGAAAAGCGGAGATATTGTAAAAGCCCTTGCTGCTGGTGCTGACTTTGTAATGGTTGGCTCTATGTTCGCAGGGACAGACGAAACGCCAGGGCAAGTATTTACAAGCCAGTCAGGCAAGAAGTATAAAGTATACAGGGGCATGGCTTCAAAAGACGCTCAAACGGACTGGAGAGGCAAGTCTTCTACACCAGAAGGCATCTCAACCACAGTTGCTTACAAAGGTTCTGCCAAGCAGGTCTTAAAAGATTTGGCAGGCGGCATCAGAAGTGGGCTTTCTTATACAGGTGCAAGAAATCTTATGCAACTTCGCACCAAGGCTCAATTTATTAAACAAACTAACGCCGGTCAGCAAGAAAGCTTTACCCACATTCTAATGAGGAATAAATAGTGGGAAGAGCTAAGTATCCACCAGCCCCTTCAGAGGACGAGCGTAAGAAGTTTATGTTCTATGATACGGAGAAGAACCAAATTGACCTCCGCATCCGACTACAATACGATGGGATGAACCAGTCAAACTTTTTCCGAGCTATGATTGCAGGATACTTAGCCAAAGATGAACACATCATGGCTTACATTGCCGAGTATAAAGAAAAATATGTTATTCACAACAAGAAGAAACGAAAAGAAACAGAAAAGCTATTAGAAAAAGGCAGAGAACTTGAACAAGACTTTGCCCTTAACGAAGATGACATTGAGAACATCTTTGATATTTTAGAAAAGGAACATCCAGATTTATGAAAAAGAAATGTTTTGACATGTGTATTGACAATGAAGTGTCATGCCCAGTAAACGATTGTCGTTACTGGATAAACTACGAAGAGGACTTAAACTGTGCTATTATATGCGCCAACGAAAATGGACCTCTTTCCTTGAGAGAAATTTCAGACCGCATGGGCGTTAGCTTTGTAAGGATTAAACAAATCCAAGATATTACAGTAGATAAGTTTGTAAAACGCCTTGCCCGAAAGGGAATCAGGGAGGAAGATGTGTGGGCTGCGCTTGGTTCTTTGAAGAGCGGAGAGGAAGACCATTCATTAAAGTAATAAAAAGTGCTTTTCTCTATATTAAAGACTATTTAATAGAGACAAATGCTGTTTTTCACCTTAAGGAGTTAGAAAAAAATGAGCGACAAGAAAATGCTAAACGAAGCAGCTATTCGCAAGATGATGAAGCTTGCAAATATCCCTGCTCTTACAGACAAATTTATTAAAGAAAACTATTTCGAGTATAATGAAGAAATGGCTTACCAGCGTGATGACGAAGAGCCAGAGATGCCAATGGATGATGCTCCAGTGGATGAACCAGAAATGGATCTCGATGCTGAAGTAGACATTGAAGAGCCCGCTGGAGAGGAACTTCCTGCTGCTGAAGAACTCGTACAAGACCTTATGGGTGTCCTTGAAAAGCATTTTGACGAAGTAGAGTTCAATGTTGACGTCGAAGGTGGAGACGACGAACCGGCTATGGATATGGATGCCGAGCCAGAAATGGATCTCGAAGAGCCTGCGCCTGAAGAACCTATGGACGACGCCCCTATGGGTGACGAACCTCCTGCTATGGACGATGAAGAAGAAGAGCCTATGATGGAAACTGACCTTGAGGAAGGCGATAGTCAAGCAGCAACAGACTTACCCTACACTCAATCATCTGATGAAGAAGGCGCTGCTGCTGAAGTTGCCGCTGACGAAGCTTTCATGGAAGAAGAAACACTCGGAGAAGAGGAAGAATTAGAAGAGATGGAAGATGCTGACGCTCACAGCAAGCTCATCGACGCTATTGCAGCCAAGGTTGCTGAACGTCTTCTTGCCGAGGCAAAGAAAACAAACGAATAAATAATAATAAAAAAGTTTGTTAAACAAGTTAAGCCGGGAAAAATCCCGGCTTTCTTTTTATGTTCCGGTGTTTATAATATAAGTACAGTATTGCGGAGGACTGATGGATTTTTGGACAGCATTGTTTTTATTTTTAGCAGGTGTCTTATCCCACAAGATAGGAAGTTACCTTTTCTTCTATACAAAGCAGCTTTTATTTTTTAATGATTGTGCTTTTGCCAGCTTGAGAATCTTTAAATTTGTAGGCGAAGCAGCAAAACAAGTCAATGAACTTAAATACGCAGATATGAAAAAGCGCGGAGCCAGCGAAGAAGAAATATACAAAGAAAAATCTGCTGATGAAAAAATGTTGATGGTGTGGCAAGAGATTGCTATATCTGGCATAAAGAACTTATTCCCACCTAAACTTCGCCCAATGTTAAGATTTAATAACTGGGAAGAAGCCATGAGACTACTTACTAATAGAGACAAAAAGGAATAATGTCATGCCATCCCTAACACCTGACAAGCCAAAAAAGACAAGAAAGAAAAAGTCCAAGAAAGAAGAAGAGATAGCTCCCGAAGAGGATATTGGCGGATTACCTGATTTTCCTATCATTTTTCAAATGAATGAAAATGAACCAAAGGAAAAACCAGAGATTAGAACTATTGGCTTGTATGGAACAATCAAAGAAGACGTATGTTCAGAAATTGTATACTCTCTTATAATACTCGACAAAACCGGGAAAAAGATTATTCCTCCTCCTGCCGACGACCCCAAAGGCAAAGAAGAAATAGAATACAAACCTATTGAAATGATTATTTCATCTTATGGCGGCTCCGCAGCAGACATGTTCTCTGTTTACGATACAATGAGAGACGTAAGACAACGCTGTGACATTGAAACACAAGGTCTTGGAAAGATAATGTCTGCTGCTGTCCTGCTTCTCGCCGCAGGAACCAAAGGCAAGCGCAAAATTGGTAAGCACTGCCGAGTTATGATTCACGGTGTCATCTCAGGTCAACACGGACACATTTCAGATCTTGAAAACGAAATGGAAGAAGCCAAATGGACACAAGGGCAATATATTCGCGCACTTGCAGAAGAAACAAACATGACTGAAAAGTATATCAAAAAACTAATCGATAAAAAGGTAAATGTCTACTTAGACGCAGAAGACGCGGTAGATTTAGGAATTGCTGATATTATCGTATGAGGTGTATTATGAGTTGGCGAAAGAATTTATATAATAGACGCTCCGCAAAGAAACTAGGATGGAAGCCTGCTTG